CTATATTTCATTAATTATTTTTTGCTCTTTTTGTATATTGTGCTGAGTGTTATTTGTTTTATCGGTATAATAAATTGCTATTGTTCCTTCTTTTAAAATGCTAATCATAATATCTCCATTAGGGGTATTCCACATGGTCATAAAGTGTGCATGATCTGTTTTGACAGCTGTCATTTGCATATCAGTAGTGCCGTCGAAGGGATACTCAAATTTATTGACCGTATTTGAGGGTGAACCGTATTTTTTGGAGTATAATTCTACGAGTGAGAGGTATTTTGTATATAAGCGATCCCAACTCTCTTCTGGCTTGGTGGATGCAATGACCATATGCACTAAATCACCCCCTTCAACGCAGTAAATGAATATATCACACTCATATCCTGCAAAATTACCCTGCAAAATATTTTCGTGACTATCTGTAGGTTTATAGCCCTTTTCAATTAATTTACTCCGGAAAGTTGCAAGGGAACCGTCAATTTCGATTCCAGCAAATTTAAGATGGGAGGTTACTTCTTGATGTATTTGGAGATTGGCTTTATCGTTGTTTGTATCTGTAGTAGTTACATCGTCTGGCTGAGCCTCAATATCGCGTAACATTCCACTAAAAATAGCTTTGCGAATTAATCCGTATTGGCCTATATTGCCAACATATATTCCAAGCGATCTTGCTCCTAAGTCGTTTTTATAAAATCCTGTATTGCCATCAGGTAATCCCAAATCAAAAGAATCGCCTTTTTTTGCTGTTTCCACTGTTGCTATCGCCCTGTGTAAAAATGCAATGGCATTTTGTTTGTTACCAATATTGACTTGTAAAAATTGTTTAGAACTGTATTTACGATCTCGCATATCAAAATGATATGTATTTCCTTTTGATGTTGATAATTTATATAAATGGTAGTTCCCGAGATCGTATGAGCCTATTTTTTCTACATTCGAGGTTTTTGCGAATTGGGCGAATGTGATTAAGGGGAATGCAACCGCAAATAGAACTGCAAACAAATTTTTTTTCATGATCTACTTATTAGAATGCTACTTACATAGATGTTTTAGCATATACAGCTCGGACGAGAAATACTCGGCTTATCATAGCCTTGGGTAATTCTACCGGGTCGAATGTCGGATTGTGGGATACACATAAATATTTAGATTTTTTATCCTCTTGACTTGCACGCAACTCTTTAATTAGCCTACGGCCATCTTTCAAAACGATCATGTAGACTTGGCCTAATTCAAGAAATTCTTGCCAATATTCCACTTTATGTAATAAAACAGTAGAGCCGGAGCAATATGTCGGAGCCATTGAGTTGCCGATAATTGGTACACATATATCATCTTGTTTCGCATCTTTGAACGGGATGTAATCAATAACGTATTCTGCTACATCTATCTGGTCGTTATCCTCAAAACCTCCGCGAGCATCCATATTATACATTGGAACCAGACGATAGGAATTTTGATCATTTGATTCGGGGGACGAACTTTCCGATTCTAATTCAATCGAGATGTAGTCAGAATAAAGTTCATATATCTTGTCTTTTAGACTATCGGAGAAAGGAACGCGCCCGTTTATTGCATCGGATAAATAGGTGGGTTGCACCCCTATTTGCCCTGCAATTTGTTTCTGATTTAGGCCAGATTTAAATTTAACTTCACGTATTATCTCTTTAAGTGTCTTTTTATCAGCCATATATGTTTTTGTTGTATTTGTTATATGAAAATATTTCATATTTTTCTTTGTTAATATGAATTAAGTTCTTATATTTGCATTGTCAACATACAACGTATGTACAAATATAGGAAAAATATGGATGAATTACGAAAAGCAAATATTCACACGCTTCATTTAAAAACAGAGGACAATGCAAGAAGAATCAAAGATAGCAGGAACGCGGATAAAACGATGTATCGAGAATTTAAAATCCACTTTGGGATCGGTACGGAAACGAATCTCCCAGTTTTTTGCCACAGATCAGGGTTGTTCAGTAATTTTTCTAGATGATGGGCCACTGTCAGCGAATGATTGGCTATACCGTACAGTAGGATGGCATCCAGCAGGCACGAAATGCACAATAGAAATAACGCACACAGGCGAAGAATGTGGTTACATAAAGAAGTGGGAATGTCGGGTTGAAGGGAAATTAATATCCCGAGGAGAGTTGATGATGTTAGGAATACGCTCTGAAAGAATTTTTCTTGCCTACGTAGATGATCCTCTCGATAGTCATGAATGAGCTTGGGCATAGTTTCCCCCGATGAATTGGTAGTCATATAACACTTAAATTTTTAGAGTTGGACGCCTAAAGTTAAGTGTTTTCCCGCGAATCGTCAAGCGGTTATCCGGAGCGATGCCGGCGCGGGAGCAAGAGTTAAAAATACATAACCATGAAAACGAAGATCAAATACAACCTCTCGAAGATCATGCGCAACGCCTGGTATTTAAAGCGTGTGAGTTCAATGAATTTCTCGGCTTGCCTGCGTAAGGCTTGGCGCAACGAGAAGCTGGCGATCATGACGGCGAAGATAGAGAACCGGCCGACGGAACAGCCGAAAGCCACGGAATACCGTCCCGAGCTGCTGACGGTGCCCGCGGATTTCTATGGTGTGCGCGGTCAATATTATGGTGACTGACAAGCAACAGGGACGGAAAGATTAAGGGCGGATGCTATCGACACCCGCCACGGTTAAAACTACTTCCGCACTGTGCGAACCGTCGTCCTGACAGTCGTGCGGACTTGCGTTCTAACCCGAATCTGAATCTTAGGCATAACGTTTAATTTTTGATGGTTAAACATTAAGGAGCCAAACTCCTCGGCCCGCTTTGAGCCTCGCCAAATCTCGCAGCGGTACCGATCCTAAGAATCGCTACAAAATTAATGATTTTGTGGTATCCGTCCCCTTTTTTTAGACAACATTTTTAATCAATACAATGAAGGCAAAAGAAGTAATGAAGCGACCCGATTATGTAGGTACGCTACGCAGAATCCCGGTAGGGGCTACGCAGGTGTTCAAGATGGTGGGCACGACATACAATTCGATGCTCACGGCGCGCGGGCGCCTGCAAAACAACAAGGAAGGAATGTGGCATTTTGATATTGACACCGTAACCAATGAGATGAAGGTGACGCGGTTGTCATAAAATTCAATAATTACGAAGAATATGGAGGCGATTGTATGGGTAACGCAAACACAGCTCTGCAAAGAACTCGGCATTAGCCGATGGACAGCACAACGCTATGCAAACGCGGGGCTTTTCAAGACCAAGACACGCAAAACTTATACGGGAGGCTACAAAACTCTCTATAATCTGAACCAAGCCCGACGGGCATATACGCAACCATCATAAAACATCTGCATTATGGAATCCCCATTTGAATTGCGGTCTGCGTACCAGTCGCCGGCCCAAAAAGAACGAAGCGAGCGGAACAGCCGCCGTTTCATGCGCCGTCGGGCGATCCTGCGGTGGGTAATGAGAACTTTCAGGCTTTATCGCTAAACCTAACACTATGGAGGCATATAGGGACATCCCCTGTTCTACGAACCAACCCGAAGCTTTGGGCTATTATAAAAGTCGGTTTATCAACGGTAAGCATTTGCGATCACGTGCGGCGGCCGAAACCTGCATGCGCGATTCGAGCCTCGAATCCTTCTGGCGCGAGGTGATCGCAGCCGTAGAGCGCGATTCGCGCGGCGATGTCGACGGGGCGATTTTCACGAGCGATGACTTAGGTGTATGCCTCGGCCCGTGGGATGTGAAGATTTGTCACCACTACCGCTGGGTAGAAAAGACCGGCGGTGACAGTTATCAAGGGTATTGCGAATCTTACGGGAAACTTGTTGAGAGTTACGAAGTCGTGTCGGCTTATGATGCCGAGTATGAAACCGACCTGCCGGCATTGCGGGTGCTGCTCAATGAATTTTACAATACCCATAAAACGAAATTACACAACATCTGACATAAACCTTTTACAACATCGGGAGTACGAACGGGTACTCGGTGCGCAAGCCGCCCGTGAGGGCCGCCCAGGCCGTCCGCCCCACGATACGGGGCAATCGGGGAGGTGGCGGAATGGTAGACGCCATATGATGATGGATAACCGAGAGCGTTAGGGGTGGAACCCATGCTTATTTATTCGCAGATATAAAGCGGCACGTGTCCGGCACGAGTGGGATAAACCCGGAAATAAAGCCCACAAGAGTCCGCGCTTACTCATCATATGAAACCGATTGCAACGGTTGCGGGTTCGAATCCCGCCCTCTCCACACCGATTGTTTAACCAATAAAATTATGATTATGGAAAATGTGAATGCTGTTACGACGGTTGATTTTCGCAACCTCCCCGATCTTTCGAAAGCGGAAGCCGAACCGGTTGAAATGTCTGGTGAATACTGGACGCCCGAGAAAGAGGGCGAGACGCGGCGCCTGTTCTTCGTAGGCCTGAATATGGAGAACGTCGTCGAAATGGAATCGGGCGAATCCCGCGAACTGCTGGTCGCTCAATTCGCGGAGAATGTCAACGGCCAACTTCGCGCGGTTCGCAACGGATCGCGTCGCCTGGTGGGAATCTTCGAATCGTTCCAGGCTTCGATCAAGCCGGGCGATGCTTTCGAGATCACTTACCTCGGAAAAAAGAAAAACGTCTCGAACAGCTACAAGTCGGACAACTGGAGCGTAAAAAGGCTTATCATCAAGAAATAGCTATGGACTACGGATTTGACATATCCGACCTGACCGGTGCGACTGTTGCGGAGGAGCTTTCCCCGCTCCAGTTCGACCGGGAGGATTACACGCCCTTCGAGGAGTTCCTGCACCGTATCGCCATGCTGCCCGAGAAGCCGAAGAAGGTACATAACTATGCGCTCGGCGTGAACGGCAGGGTAGTGAACGACAGAATGGAAAAGTACCTCGCACACCCGGGGGAAAGTTCGTCGCTTCTCAAAGAGGCTTTGAAATCCCCGCGCCACTACCTGATTGCCCGGAATGAGGAAGTCAAACCCCGCAACACCGACCATTTCGAGTTGGGAACATTCTGCCATCAGGCAATCCTGGAGCCGTCGAAGTTCGAGAAGGTCGTCGTGGCGCCCAAGGTGAACCGAGGAACTATCGAGGGGAACTGTGCGCTTATCAACTTTTACTGCGATCTGCTCTGCATTCCGCAGTACACGATTCTTTCCACGCTAAAACTCCAGGCCCTGAAAGACATTGTGGCGGATTTGGAAGGTCAGGCCGAAAAGACGGGTTATACGATGATCGGCGAGGAGCACTATAACATCATTCGTGTGATAAAGACTTCCTATAAGACCTACGGAGGGGGTATTCTGCCGCATATCATGCCCTATGTTAAAACCGAGACGTCGATGTACGGTACCGACCCGTCCACGGGCTTGAAGGTGAAAATACGTCCCGACGGCCTGCTTCTGGATGAGAACTTCGGCCTGAATGCGATCCTGTCGGTAAAGACGACCTGTGCTACCTCTGTCGAGGCGTTCATGCGCGACTGCGCGAAGTTCCGCTACGAGCTGGCCGAAGGAATGTACCTAAAGGTCGCCAGCGAGGTCGCAGGCCGCAAATTTACAGCAACGCTGATGATTATGGCGCAGACGACGATCCCGTTTCAGGTCGCGGTGTTCTACTGGGATGCCGAAGATTTGCAGGTCGGAAAGTACAAGTACGCACAGGCGATGGATATTGTCAAACAGTGCCGGGACGCGAATTGCTGGCCGGGCTTCGATGCCAAAGCCGAAGGGGGCGCTCACGGGATTATCCAGTGCAAGTTGCCCGATTATATCAAATCGGAGTTGTTGCCGCAATATTTGCCGGAAGCATGAGCCGGGCAAGGGAAATACTCGACCGGGTGTTCAGCATCTACATCCGACGACGTGATTGTCGGGACGGAACAGGCCGGTGCATCAGTTGCGGTCGGCCGATCACCTTCACGACATGCGACGCCGGGCACTACATTCCGCGGACACATACGGCTACGCGATGGAACATTTACAACGTGAATGCCCAATGCCGGGAATGCAACCGCATGAAGGACGGCAACGCAAGCAACTACCGCATCGGCCTTATTGAGCGATATGGACTGCCGGTGGTTGATAAGCTGGAGCAGGAGCGCCATGCGACGGTTAAACTCTCCGACAACGATTACAGGACTTTAACAAGATTTTTCAAACAACAAACCGCAAAACTATGATTGATCTGAAAGGTTATGCTCCGCAATCGCCGGAGTTCAAATTGCCGAAAAACGCCTCGTTTCCGAAGGTGATCTTCGAAGGGGCCAAGGACATGGAAGAGATTCGCAAACACCTGTCCGGGAAATTCATCGCCGAAAGTATGACCGGCGCAAAGGCGGTGCGGCTGCTCGACGACTATGAGCTGTCGACGATCCGCGCTAACTATTCAGAGCTGATGGAGGACGAACAGCCCAAACTGGAGGATAAGTTGGCCGAAGTCGAGGCATCTTGCAAGGCGATCATCAAGGAGGCCCGTGAGAAATTGCAGGCTGTGACCACGCAAATCCGTGATCTGGTCTATCAGGTCAAGCGCGGAGAGAAGGAGATCGACCTGCCGGGCGAATCGACCGTGCGGATGGCTCTCTGCGGGCACTACCTCTATTACGCCTGGATTGATGGTAAATTCCAACTCTGCCGGGTAGACAAAATTCCGTCATGGGACGAACAGAGCCTTTTCGCCAACCTGGAAACCAACAAGCAGGCTTTCCTCGATGTGCTGGGCATAGACCTGAACGAATTGCATGAGCAGGCTTCAGCACCGTCCGGGACGGAGGAGTAACTATGTTCGGGGATTGCAATCTCCTCAGTGGCGGGAGGTGTGCCGCCGTGTGCGTCTGCGCGACGGCCACCGCTGCCAGCTCTGCGGCAAGACCTATACGCTGGAGGTACACCACCTGACATACTACGATGAGAACGGGCAATCAATAGTGGGGCGTGAGGCCGAACATTTGGACAAACTGATCACCCTCTGCGGCGAATGTCATCAGAAACAACATCGAAAATAACATGGCGAAACAAAAAATAGATACGTTCATCCTGCGCAACGATTTCTTTCCGCAGATTAAGCTGCTCGGCCGCGAACAGCGGGGTGACCTTCTTACGGCCATTTTCGCCTATTCTACGGGCGAAGAGCTGCCGGAGATGGATCAGGTTACCCAGATGTGTTTCGGCTTCATCAAGGCATCCTTGGATGCCAATTCGGAGAAGTATCAGGCTCGTTGCGACAAGAACCGCGAGAACGGTTCCCGTGGCGGCCGTCCTTCCCGTAGAGCGAACGGTTCCGAAAACAACCGAACGGTTTCCGAAAACAACCGAACGGTTTCCGAAGAAAGCGAACGGTTTTCGGAAGAACCGAACGGAAATACGGCGGTTGATGAAAAACCGAACGCAGAAAGTGAAAACCCTATTAAATCTTATTCTTATTCTAATCTTAAATCTGATTCTAAATATAATCTTATTTCTCTATCTGCCGCAGGCGCCAAAGAGAGAGAGAATTTTTTAAAAATTATTTTGTTCGAAAAAAAATTGATTGACCCGCTTCTGGAATTAGACCGATTCATCACTCACTATGAAAAAATCGGATGGGTAGATGGTAATGGAAATGCTATAAAAAACCGTGCCGCAGCGCTCAGGTCATGGAGACCGGAAGATGGAGCCGCCAAATGCCCCTCTGGCATAGCGGATGTCTGGCGTGAAGTATACGAGGCCGTTTCTGCCGCCGATCCCAATGTTGATTGCAGCCCGATGCTTACTCTGTTCCGCGGGCTCTATGCAGAGGGCGATACAATTCATATTACGGTGGCAAACAAATCTCTCGTGGAGTTCATGGAACAACCCAATCGTCTGCACTTGATACGTCAGGTGCTGGATCACCGTTGCGGGGCGGGTAAAAAACTTCATTATCGAATTCCTAAGTCATGACCCCGCACGAGTTTTTCCGCAAGGTCGAGCGTATGCGCTCCAAGCAAAAGGAGTATTTCCGCACACGTTCATCGGCCGCTCTTACCGACAGTAAGCGGTTGGAGCGGGAGATCGACGATGAGATCAAGCGCGTGAATAAAGTTTTGCAGTCACGCCAGTCCCCTCAGTTAACCTTTAACGAACGATAAAATGAAAGTCATAGTCACCTTTTCGGGTGGGAAAGACAGCCTTGCGGCGCTTCTTTGGACACGCGAGCATATCACCAAGAACTTCACGACCGTATTTTGCGATACGGGCTGGGAGCATCCGCAGACCTACGAGTACATCAACCGGATCGCGGATAAACTCCACTTGGATTTGGTGACGCTCAAGTCGAAGAAGTACGACGGGATGGTCGATCTTGCCCGGCATAAAAAGCGTTGGCCCTCGACGCGGGCGCGGTTCTGCACGCAGGAATTGAAGACGAAGCCCTGTATCGACTACGTGCTGGACGAGGTGCAGGACAATATGCTGATGATACAGGGCATCCGGGCGGCAGAATCGGCCAGCCGGGCGAAGATGTCGGCGCAATGTACGTACTTCAAGTACTATTTCGAGCCTTACGGTTACGACAAAAACGGCAAGCCGAAAAAGCACACTTATCGGGGCAAGGAGGTACGGGCATTCCGGGAGAAGTTCGCCGACGATTTGCTTCGGCCCGTGTTCGACTGGTCGGCGCAGCAGGTGATTGATTACATACTGGCCGCAGGTTTGGAACCGAACCCGCTCTACAAAATGGGCTACAAACGTGTCGGCTGCTGGCCGTGCGTGATGGCGAATCAGCGGGACATCCTCAATATTGCCCGGCAATCCCCGGAGCGTATCGACGAGATTGCCACCCTCGAACAAGAACTGCGTTCGGCGTTTTTCGGCCCGGACAAAATACCTGCCCACGCGATCACCAGCGGTAACAAGTACTCCTACATCTACGATGTTGTGCGCTATGTCGAGTGGCAGAACGCGACGGGCAGCTTGTTCGACGACGACACGGCGACCAGCTGCATGAGTTATTACGGATTATGCGAATAAAAAACAATCAACTATGGAAAACCAAGTAACGAGCATCGAGCAGTCGAAGCGGCTGATCGAGCTGGGAGTGCCCGCGGAGAAGGCGAGCATGGCATGGATTGTAACAGGGAGAAGTACCTACAATCTCAAGATATGGAAAACTGATGCTGAAACAAAAGCTATTCTACATCAAAAGTTTCCCGATGGATATATCCCCGCCTTTACAGTCGCCGATCTGCTGGGGCTATTGCCTCCTAAAATTTCATGGCAAGACCCATCTGACGGTAATTTTCGCATGAGGCGATATATGGGCGAGAATGGCATCGAGTGGGTTGTCGACTACGATCGTTTTATCGCTAACGACGTTAGTATTATTAACGCCCTTGTCGAAACAATCATCCTGCTTGTGTCTACTAAACATGGGTTGAACCTATAAAATTACCAACCATGAAAAGCGAAAAAGCAAGGGAATTTATCGACGGGTGCATAAACAACCTTACAGTTGATATGGCTGACCACGCTGAAAGGCAGTTGAGATTGGCAATGACCCACACAGCCGAACTTGCCGAGCAGGAGGCCGAGGAGCGGATGCGGAAAAGAGCGATTGGCGCATTCGACGATATGTGGTTTGAGAACGGCGAGGACGGAGAGTTTGAACCGGATTACGAATACCACCGAAAGAATTTCATCCAAAAACTGACCGAGAATGAGAACGACGATTGACGAAAGAAGCGCTGTGGGAAAAGAGAAAACAGCGGCCGAAAGGCGCAAGGAATTGGCGACCCTCTTGTTTTGCCAAAGTTATCTATACTATCACGATATGCTGTCCTCGGCCGAATCTAAGAGGGTATGTAAAAGGATATCGGCCTTTCAGAATGAGCACCGAATCGCTCTCACGCGGGAGCAGATCGACAGCGTGGAAATTAAATACAAGGACTAACCATGACAAAAGCATCATTTGACACAATAGGCGGACTGGTGATCGCCTTTGTTGCGGGAAACTTAGCGCAACACGACTACTCGGTGGCGGATTGGTGGAGGTTTGCGCTGCACGTTATTTTTACTGTTGCGGGAATTTGGATGTTCAGCAACGGATATAGCAATTTGCCGAAAAAATAAAACAATGACACCGAAAGAACTGTACGACTGGGCGGTCGAGAACGACTGCGAGAATTACGACATAAAAATACGTGCGTTCATTGATGGCTGGGGTGATATTGCTTCCGATATTGAGGAGCTTGGAATTGTCAAAAAAGAACGACCTAAAATGATTATAATTGACATAAATAACCAATGAAACGAGAACTTACACTGACCGACATTGCGGGGTATTTGCCGTATGGGCTTAAATTATTAGACAGAAAGTACGGAATGACCACCGTATGGGAGTGGCAGAGTGCAGCGTGTTGCGACTGGAATGGGGAAGAAAAAGTTGAAATGATTTCCGGTGAGAAGTATTCGGAAGAGTTAGTTATGGCATCGCCGATCCTTCGTCCGATGTCCGACCTTACCAGAGAGATCACCCACAAAGGCAAAACATTCATTCCTATTGAGTGTATTACTGAAATGACCCGAGAAGATGGCAAGGATTCGAACTGGACGTATGATTTAATAAATTGGTTTGGTGAATATGACCCCCTATGGAATACTTACGAGTTATTGCGGGCGCTGCCTGAATGGCTTATAATCCCCGTCATTGACAAACTCTCCGAGTGGCTGTTTGACTATCGCGGTCTGATCGACGCCGGACTGGCCGTCAGCGTTCACGATTTACCCACAAATCCCTATGAGGCATGAAAATCAACAGACAGATAAACGACTGTTATTGCTATAACTGCCGGAAATACGAGCAGTGCAAGGACGAAGGAGCGTTCGCCGAGGGCCGGGATCTCATCGACTTCTGCGTGGATTATGAGGATGAGAGCTATCCAGATGACAATAACGACGAAAATGATTGAGCCATGAAAACCAAACTACTGCGCCGACTGAGGGAAGAGAATCGGATAAAACATCCATACATGCTTTTGCTTGAGTTTGCACTATCGCTTGGATGGAGCCTGGCAGAAGCCGACAAATACATTCGAGAGAAAAGACGGAGATACATCCTCCGTCGCGTTGCGGAGCTAAAACAGAAGAGAAAAATGAAAATGCGAATATATGTCGTAAACAGATGGAGGAATCCGGGCTGCGGTCATTTTATACTGCTCGGCCTGAGTAAATTTTGGTTCAGCCCAAGTAGCTATAAATTGTCGGTTCACCTCTTCGGAATTGAGATCGCCGCCAATATAGACAGAATTAACGACCTAAAACAAGAATAATCATGCAGAAGATAATGTTTAACGACCGCTACGGACTGACGGATGCGGTCATCGAGGGGCGAAAGACCATGACGAGGAGGCTGGTTAGCGATAGGTTGTGGGAAATATGGACGGATTACGATGACTTTTGTAATTCGGTAATAGGTGGTATTGCGCGTGGTGGCACAAGTGTTTCGCGGGAATACTACCGTGAATGCGACTTTTTCAAAGACAAATGCCGCTACAAAGTCGGCGAGATCGTGGCCGTGGCGCAATGCTACAACGATGTGGTGCGGGAATTTACGGATTTGGCGTTTGTGCCCGGAAGTACTAACAAAATGTTCGTCCGTGCTGACCTAATGCCCCACCAAATCCGCATCATCGGAATCCGCTGCGAGCGGTTGCGGGATATTTCGGACGAGGACTGCATAAAGGAAGGAGTGTATGCAGGTTCGCAAGCATTAGAATACCCATACTATTTTATAGACACAAAACAATTCCTGTGGGCTGTACCCCGAAAATGGTCTGCGAAGCCCTGTCGGGTAAGAAAGACACCCCTCTGGCACGAAAAATCCGCAAGCTGGCAATCGACCGGGGCGGAGTAGTAAAGAACAATAAATGATATGAAAGAAATCCATCACGTCTGCCGATGCACCGGGCAACAGTTCACCTTCGAGGAGTGGTGCGCATATCTGAAAGCAAAGGATGCCGCCGGAATTGACACTGGACGCGAATCTGTGCTGCAATATCATGGCTTTAACTTCAATGTCAATAATGTATGTGTCACGCCGAATATTCCCGTGTATCTGACAAATCGCTATTGCTATGTCAAAATCCGGACTGCACAGTCGCCCAATGGACGCTGGGATTATGGCAAAGACTATTCGACACATAAATCGGGCGGCGGTTGTGCTGCGGGTTTCATAGACACACCGGAGGGTGGTTATGCGTCGGAAACCGACGCAATATTAGCTGCGTTGGAAGAAGTTCGCCGCAGTTTTGAACGAGAATTACCAAACTGTATCAAAGAGCGCGATTACGATTCCGACGATGACTCCGATGTTGTCAAACCGAGCGCGATTGCACCGTATATCCGCAATATTATTAAGCAGATAGATGATAAGCGGCGTGAACTTACATTCACTCAATTAGCCTTATTTTGATTATGAACAACACACGCAGAAAGAACCTCCGTGAACTTATCGAGAAGACGGAGGGTATCAAGTCGGAGATCGAAGAGATTAGAACCGAAGAGGAGGAGTATTACAACAACATGCCCGAAGCCTTCCAAGACGGCGAAAAAGGCGACCGCGCCCAGACGGTGATCGAGTACCTCGACGAAGCGATGACGGCCGCGGGCGACGTAATCGAGAACCTGACCTCGGCGGCAGAATAACCGAACCCCTATGAAACGCTTTCTGAAATATTGGGCCATCCGGCTGCTGGGCCGTGAGTTCATCGCCCTGCCTGCGAAGTGCAAACTGGTCGGGTTGTGGTGGTGTCTGTCGCTGATGGTTATCTGCGGTTATGCAGAATTTCAACAGTTATGGCCGCTGCTCCTTATCACAGCAAACTTCGCGGGCAGTTGCTTCGCGGTAATGACCGTATTCAAAACAATTAAATGAAATAACTATGAAAAACCAATCACCCATGCACAAGCATCTGATTATGGCCGCATACAAAATCGGCGAACCGTTCACCTCCGAAGAAATGGACGATCTGCGTAATCAGGCATTCGAGCGCAGCCTTGACGGCAGTACGATGACCTCTGTCGCTACGGACGGGTTCGGGAATCACATCGTCTTAAAGTTCGACCTCTACGTGGTCGAACAGTTGAGCATCCCGAAACGCCTGCGCCACTTTCTCCGCAAATTCTTTACAGCAGTAGCGTGTTATGTAGGCGTGAGTCCCGTCGTCAAGGTAATCAGAGGTAAATAACACTTTGCGGCGGTGTACGGGGCAGATCATTCGGGAAATGTCTGGATTACACTTCCTTCTTCAAAAGATTTATAATCAATTAAACTCATAGACTTATGAATGCAGCAATATTCGTGACCGACTCCGGGGAGTTCTCGTGGATAGACTTGAATCGCTATATCCCTCGTATCCTTGCGGAGGTGAACCAAGCCGGAGACGAGAGGCTGGGCATAACGCTCGGCTTACGCGTCATGCCACTGTTCCGAGAAGCACTCTTTGCCGTCAATGGAAAGTGTTTCGTTGCAAAATTGCAGACCGTGTATGTCGGCGAAAATGGCGAGAGCCGTCGCAAACTGTTTGTGGGCAGCCATCGAATAGGTGAAATGCACGTCGAACCGATAGAAAACCGGGACGCAGTATTTTGCAACGCCCAGCGGTTATTTGATGCAGTTGCAAAAGAGTGCGATTGGCGTAAAGCCACGGCCGCAGAGATTGTCGAACATTTCAAGAAATAGCGAGATTCTCGCAAAATCTCGAAAAACTGAAAAATTATGAGAAAATTTGACTTAGAGGCCGCCAAGCGAGGTGCGGCCGTGTGCACGAGGGACGGGAGGAATGCGCGAATTATCGCATTTGACTGCAAAGGGTGCGGCAGGAAGCCCATATTGGCCTTAATTGATATGGGCGATTGGGAGCAAAGCGCCTCATGGACAGAACGAGGTGAAATCATTGAAGATTTCAAAGACGCTTCCGACCTGATGATGCGCGACGACGACTACGCCGAGAAGCTGGCGCGGGGAGAGTACGGGAAGCATATCGACGAAGCTACCGAAAAGGTTGATCCAGTTATTAAGGAAAACTTAACAGTTGACCGGGAGCGCTTGAGGCGCGAGCTATCCGAAAAGATTATGGTGGCAATGATTAGAGAATTGGCGGGGAAATCTCCGCATAGCACCAGCAGTAACATTACAGTATTCGAAGCTATGGCAGCCGATGCCGTATCATACGCCGATGCCCTCCTTGAAGAGCTGGAGAAAAAATAAAAAGAGGCAATCCTTTCGGATCACCCCCACATGCAGGAATAAAGGTAGTGATTAATTTGGAGGATTGCAAATGAGCAGGATAAAAAAATGGACGCGCGAGGAACTGTATGAAATGACGCGGTTATATCCGACTTTTTTCAATAAGGCCCTGGCCGAGTTGTTCGGCCGGTCGCCGAAAGCTGTGGCTGTTTGTGCGGCTCGCTTAGGTTTGAAAAAATCCGAGGCTTTCATTGAAGAGTGCAAGCACCTGCCCGGTCGGTTTCAGAAAGGGCATATACCGCATAACAAGGGAACCCGGGGAAAAGCTCGCAAAAAGGCGGGAAAGCCGGCCAAGGCTGAACCTGAGCATCTCGGAACGCTCGACTGCATGCCGAATCCGTTTTTATCCAAACGAATAAAACGGCTTCGAAATTCGGGGATGTCCTCCCGATAGCCGATGGTACTCAAAAAGCGTTGTATTTTAGCCTCCGGATTGAAATGGAATCATTGCGGGGTGGAGCAGCGGTAGCTTGCCGGGTTCATGTCCCGGAGGTCGTGGGTTCGAATCCCATCCCCGCTACAAATCGCGTACATTATGGCAGCAAATCAGGAACAGAAACGGACAGGACGCCCGCGTAAGTTCTCCAGCCCGGAGGATATGCAGGCGGCTATTGATGCTTATTTCGCCGCGTGTGAAAAGAAAGACGAACCGCTTACCATCGAAGGGCTTTGCGAGGCTCTTGAGGTAGATAGGAGAACTATTCTCAACTATGGCAAGCTGGAGGCGTACTCTGCGTTTTTTCCTACGGTAAAAAAAGCGCGTATGCGGGTGCAGCGGGATTTGGTCGTGAGGATGCTCAAAGGCGGATGCGGAGCTGCCGCTGCGATCTTCCTGCTGAAGAACAATCACGGGTACGAGGACGAGCAGACTATGAAGTTCCGCCCTATGGATTCAAACCCTTTCAAGGGTATGACGCCCGAGCAGAAGGCACAATTCCTGTCGGACGATGAATCGGAATGAAAGTAGATGCAAATACCCTCTGCCAATGGCGTATGGAGAAAGCCCGAAATATCTTCGGGCTTTTTGCCAAGTATGTCAACCCGAGGCTGGAGTTTGCACCGTTTCATATCGTTTACTACCGCATCCTGCATAGGTTCGCTACGGGGAAGATCAAGAAGCTGATTATCTCTATGCCGCCCCAGCACGGCAAAAGCGAGGCTTCGACCCGCCTACTTCCGGCCAAGATATTGGGCCAAAACCCGGATGCCCGTATTGCCGTGGCTTCCTACAATGACGGAAAGGCCAAGAAATTCAACCGAGAGATACAGCGATATATGCGAACCCCGCAATATGCGGATTTGTTTCCCGATACACGTATCAGCAAAGGGCGCACTTCGGCGGAGGATGCGATCAACACCGCGAATGAGTTTGAAATCATCGGCCGCCGGGGTAGTCTGCTGAGTGTCGGCCGTGGCGGCGGCCTCACGGGCAACCCCGTCGACATCCTGATAATCGACGACCTGTATAAGGATGCGGAGGAGGGCAATTCTCCCGTTATCCGCGAATCCTGCTGGGAGTGGTACACCTCTGTTGCAAACTTTCGCCTGCACAACCAAAGCCAGCAACTTATCGTATTCACGCGCTGGCATGAGGACGACCTGATCGGCCGATTGGAGAGGCACGACAAGGTGATCGAGGTTACCTCGTGGGCGCAACTCGATAATTTCCCCGCGGATACCTGGGCGAAAGTCAATTTCCAGGCGATAAAGGAGAACGAACCGACAGAGCTCGACCCCCGACAGATAGGGGAGGCACTTTGGCCGGCCCGTCACTCATTGGAACGGCTTCAGACATCCCGCAAGCTGTCGCCGGAAATATTCGAGTGCATGTGTCAGGGCAATCCCTATAACGAATCGGGTGCGCTCTATGGTCGGGAGTGGCAGACTTATACGGAGCTGCCCGTAACATTCGGGAATAAAAACTACACGGATATTGCCGATACAGGTTCCGACAACACATTGTCCGTGTCCTACCGGGTAGGTGCGGCCGAAGTTTCCGAAGGCGTCAGTTTCTGCAAATGCTACATTACCGATTTGGTATACACGGGCAGTGACCTCGACGAAGCGGAAAAGTTGCTGCCGATGCTTTTTGCTCGGAGCCAGACGCGGGCCTCGATGATCGAGAGCAACAACGGCGGCGGATATTTTGCTCGTAAGCTTCGCGCGAAATGCCCGGGCGTGGAAATTACGCCGTTCTTCCAGTCGCATAACAAGGAATCGCGCGTCCTCACCTATGCCCCCACCGTAAAACAGTGTATCGTCATGCCCTATGACTGGGCGCAGCGCTGGCCGCGGTTCTATGCGGATGTCACCTCCTTCAAACGGATATTCAAAGCCAATGCGCACGACGAGGTCGCCGACGTGCTTACGGGCATTGCCGAGTGTGAAAACGGCACCCGCAAACCGGCACGCGGCGTAAGAGTTCGGAATTGATGCCGATCTGCCTCAAAATAATATTTTCCTTTGTAATGAAAATGGGCTAAGGGTTGCCCGGATGTTTAACCGATAAATTTATTTCACGTATGAATTGTGGTTGTCCGCGCGGCGCATCGCTTCAGACTATTCCGGTACACGATTGTCCGGAGAGCATGGGGCAGGTGCAGAAGTTGATCTTCCAGCGCATCTACAAATCGGGCGACGAGCTGAACAGCATCGCCGACCCTACCAAATTGGCGTCTTGGACGCCGCTTCTCACGGCATCCGATGGTACGAAGGCCGTTATCACGCCATTTATCAGCGAACCTACGGCCGAGCCTGGCGAAGCCCGTACCTATGGTGGCGGCAATGCCACTGTCGGTGGCGTCGAAATCATCCTCGGTACGAATCCGACGGCTTTCACGGCCAAAATCCTGCGTTCCCCGCAGGACACGATCAAGGCCATGAAGGAGCTGATGTGCGAAGATGTCGGCGTCTACCTGGTTGACGGGTACGGTAACATCGGCTGTATCAAGAAATCGACCTCGGGGGGTTCGCTCACGACGGCTTACTATCCGATCCCCGTGCAGTCGGTGTTCGTGTCGGACAAGGGGCTGGGCGGATTCGAGGCTCCCGACAGCAACAACATCTCGTTCTCGTTCCTGCCCGGGTGGTCGGACGATTTCGCAATCGTCACTCCTTCGGATTTCAACCCGCTGCGCGACCTTGTGGCCGCAGCCGAATAAATTCCCGGAAGCCATGAAGCGCGAAACGAAAGTGACGCTAATTACCGCCGACGGCATGAAGCGGGAGTTCTCGATGGAGCACGCCGAAAGGCTCCTGCGCATGCCGCGCAACGGCGGCTGGAAATTACCCGAAGATTCACCTTTCACTTTCACCCTTGCAAATGGGATTGAGCATCGAAGAAATACGCGACCGGATAAGAACGCCGCACCACGGCGGGACGAAGCATAAGGCCATCCGGCAGCAGGAACGCATCCGATTTCATGCGGAAACGAACCTTGACCAGTACCGAATGGGCGCGATGGCAACGCAGTTCCTCGGTTGGGTCGAAGGTTTGATTCCGCACGACAAGTTCGTTACGTTCCTCTCGCTGTTTCGATTCCCGGTCAAGACGAATGAATTGACGGGGGTGATCTTCGATAAGCTCAGCCGCGTATTCGACGGGCGCAATCCGGTTTTCTCCTACCAGTTCAAGGATAGTGCGCAGCGTGACGACTGGGAGAAATACCGTGCGGAAAGGCTCAACGAGCCGACGGTATGGCAGACGGACGGGTTCGAACACTTTCAAACGGGGATCAACTCGGTGCTGATCGTGGATGTGCCCGAAGTGCAGGCCGGAGAGTTGCCCGAGCCGTATTTCTACTGGCTGTCGATCGAGCGGGTGATCGACTTCCGGATCGACCGTACGAAGCAAGGCTTCTCGAATTTCGAATGGATCATTTTCGAGGTCGGTGACGACCGGATCGCAGTTTTCGACGAGGAGCGCTACCGTCTGTTCCGCAAGGGAAAGGACGGCAACGTGGGGGAGCTGCTCGTGAATAACCCGCACACACTGGGCTATTGTCCCGCCCGCTTTTTCTGGACGACACCTGTGAATCTGCGCGAGCCGGAGATCAAGCGCAGTCCGTTGTCGAAGGAGCTTGCCGCGCTCGACTGGTATCTGTTCTTTGCCATATCGAAGCAATGCCTCGATCTGTATGCGCCTTATCCGGTGTATTCGGGTTACGAAATGGATTGCAATTTCCATAACGACGATTCGGGGGATTATTGCGACGGCGGGTTCCTGCGTAACAAAAACGGGAACTACAAGATCATCCCGACGACCGGTGCCGTGGAGCGATGCCCGGTGTGCGGCAACAAGCGTCTCAGCGGCCCCGGCTCATTCGTCGAGGTTCCCGTCCCGCAGCCGAACGGCCCCGACCTGCGTAATCCAGTGCAGATACTGACGGTCGACCGCAATTCGCTCGACTACAATGTCGAGGAGGTAGAGCGCATGGAACGGAATATCATCCGCAACTGTGTCGGCGTGGATAACGAGGAGATCAACGGGCAGGCCGTCAACGAAATGCAGGTTGAGGCATCCTTCGAAAACCGTACGACGGTATTGACGACCGTGAAGCGTAATTTCGAAAATGCCCAGCGGTTCGTTGATGAAACGGTCTGCCGCCTGCGTTACGGCTCGGGATTTACGTCGGCGACGGTCGACTGGGGCACCGAATTCTACCTGACCACAGCGTCGGAACTTCGCGCCCGTTATGCGAAGGCCAAAGAGCAGGGTGCATCCGATGCCGAACTGGACGCCCTGTCGCAGAAGATCATTGAGACGGAGTACCGGAACAATCCCTTGCAACTGCAACGCATGATGATCCTTTCGGAGTTGGAACCATATCGGCACCTGACCCGAACCGAGTTAATGGCACTCAATGACAAGGGGCTTGTAGACCCGGCGGATTTGGCTGTGAAACTGAATTTTTCCGCCTTCGTCTCACGCTTCGAAAGGGAGAATATGAACGTGGTCGACTTCGGCGTGAACATTCCGCACGACATCAAGATACAACGAATAACTAACGCTTTACGAAATTATGGCACAGAACAGCAAAACAGGAAAGGTTCAGGAGCCGTTTAAACCGGCTCCGGGCGACGAGGCTTATGTACATGTAACCTTGGAACAGCCCAATTACGACAAACGGACGGGGCAGAAACTCTCACGTCCCCGCATGCAGAAATTCGGCGTCCGCGAGTACGCCAAAGTCAAGGATCAGCTCTATAAGCAGGGCTACACGGTCGAATTGCTTTACATGCCCACGGCGAAGACGTTGGCCGAGGCGCAACTTCCGGCAACTCCTACGCCTGTAACGGTCATCCGTGCGGGAGAAGTACCTGCACCGGCAACCAAGAAAGACGACGGGAAGCCGGACGAGCGCGCGGGGGAGAGACAGTCCGACAAAGATTCGGAGGAGGAGCAGTAATCGCACGAATTTATAAAGGGTAAATAAATTATGGCACTTACAAAAGAAACGCTTCGGGCGAATGAATCCCTCGCGGGGCTTTCCGACGAGCAGGTCAGCCTGATCGAAACACTTTCTCGCAATGACGAGAATACCGTCATCGGCAACAAAATCGGAGAACTGTACGGCAACTACGATGCCGACATCCTGGCAGCGACCGGGATTGCCAAGCAGCAGGGGGAAAAGACCTGCGACTACCTCAAGCGCGCGGCCGGCGAGATCAAGCGCCGAGCCGATAAGTCCGATGAGTTCCAGCAGAAAGTCACCGCGCTGACGGGCGAGCGCGATGCGCTAAGAGAGCAACTGAAGGCCGGGGGTGCCGGCGACCTTTCGGCGCAGTTGGCCGCAAAGGAGGCCGAGCTGAAGAACACCAAAAAACTATACGCTGACACGAAGGCCGACCTGGATAAGCTGACAAAAGAGAGCGTATCGAAGATGACCGCTCTGCAAATTGGCTACGAGATCAAGGGAGCAGCCGCGGCCCTCAAGTTCAAACCCGAGATTCCGCAGGCTGTGGCCGACCTGGCCGTGCAGAACATCGTCAAGGAGCTGGAAACGGCTCATAAACCCGAGTTCATCCCCGACGGCAACGGCGGGCAGCGGCTTGTTTTCAAGGACGAGAACGGGGTGCAGCTCAACAATCCGGCCAACGGCCTGCAACCTTTCACCGCGACCGAACTGCTCACGCAGAAACTCTCGGCGCTCGGTATTCTGGCCGAGGGACAGAAACAGGCCGGTGCTGGGACAAAAGCCACGCCGGGGAATGCGGGCGGCAGCCGATACGACATCGGAGGTGCCCGTACGCAGGTAGAGGCCGACGAGATGATCGTCGAGCAGCTTTGCCGTGACGGGTTCGTGAAAGGGACGCCCGAATTCACAGATGAGCACAGTAAGATTCGGGCGGAGAACAAAGTCCAGGAGCTACCTCTCAGATAAAACGATAACCAACGGGGCAAAGGATCAGCTTCGAAAGTATTAACTATTTAACTTTTTTATTATGTCTCTTATCGAAACAAAAATGCAGAATCTGCGGGTTAATTCCGACCTCGACAAGAATATGGCCCGCCCGTCCCGTTACGGTGCGCTTGACCTGTTCGTTGAGCAGTCCTACGCCCGCGATGGGATCATCACCGACGAACTGCGTGAGCGTGCTTTCGCCGCCAACGGCCGCGAAGTGCAAATCCCCGTCATCGACTACGACGGTGACGTAACCATTTCGAATGTCCGTAGCTGCGACATCGCCGACGACGAGAATACGTCGAAACTCGTAAACGTTACCTTCGTAACGTATGCGTGGGGATTCACGATGGTTCCGACGTTGTACGACAACAACGAAATCAGAATCCAGAAGGACTGGGAGCGCAAGTTCCTGAAGTACCTCTACAAGCTGGCCGACACGCTCGATGCCGGTGCGGTCGCGGCTCTTTCGGCCAACAAAACGCAGGTGTTCAAAGAACTGCTGACTTATACGCAGGCGGGAAACTCGGTGCAGGTGCCGTGGGTGCAGCGTGAGGATGCCCTTGCCGATTTCGACGCGATGATGGCTGCAAACGACTATTTCGGCCGCATGCACATCGTCGGCAACGCAGGGATTCAGGCCCTCGTGACGAAACTCGCGCAACACGGTCTCTACAACGACGTAGACAAGCGCAACGAGTACCTGAACAAGATTTTCCACTTCACGAACAATGTCGCCAACGAATCCAGCGCCTATGCGAGCGGTTATGCTGTCGAGCACGGCAACGTGGGGATGCTGTTCCGCGTGGATCGCGAAGCCCTGCGCCGTACCGACCTCGGCCCGATGGGTGAGTGGGATGTCTCGACGCTGCCCGTCCTGAACATTCCCGTCGGTACATTCTTCAAGGACAGCGTAGGCGACTACTCGGGTATTGCCGGCGCCGCTTCGGCCGACATGAAGTGCGTACACAAGGAGTACTACGGCTTCTCGGTAGACGTGGCCTACATGGTGGCTTACAATTCCGACCCTGCGGAGATCGCCAACCCGATCATGAAGTTCGACATCCTGAAATCGACCATGACGCCCGTGACGACGATTCCGGTGCAGGTAGTCAATCCGACCGAATCGCCCGTGAACACGAAAGAGGTGGCGGGGGCGTAATCGACCACACAAGTTCAACCGACGGGGGTAGGGTAGTACCCTGCCCCCGTCTTATTAAACCGCAATGTATAGAATACCCGAAATACAGAGTAAGCTCGCGGGGCTTGTCGGCTGGCGCAAAGACCCGAACCCGACCTACCGGATCGACGAAGACCTGACACAATCTGACAGCGGCCTTTACTTTCAGGACGTACATCCGCTCCTGACGCTGGAGAACCTGTATCATTGTATGCCTGACCAGACCGGTGTAACCTATGCTGTCTATGATCCCGGATTCGAATACCGGGCCGGGGATGTCGTTGCGAACTCCCGGGACGGTAAAGACTTGTACGAGGCTTTGCAGGACAACATGGGGGCCGCGTTGTCCGATGGCGAATACTGGTCGAAATACGACCCGTTTTCCGCATTCCTGCGCTCGATACGCCAGTCGGGGGTGGCATTGGCCGCCCAGACCTTCATCAACGGCCATGCGGTCGACAACAGGGCGAAGAGCCTGCTCGACAAGCGGACGTTTTTCGACGGCACCGGGCGTATTGCCGATGCGATCCAGAGCACCGGCAAGGTCGTCGGGTACGAGGTGGTGCCGATCCGCGCATTGGGTGTCACCACGAAGATCGAGCGCATCGGCCTGCAAATGACCGGCAGTGGCCCGGTAACGGTGTACGTGTTCCATTCGAGCCTGCTCAAACCGGTGTATACCTTCCAGTTCGACGTGAAGGCCAAGGCAGGGTATCAGTGGTTCCCGGTGAAAGACTGCTACCTGCCCTATTTGCAGCAGGGGAATGCCGGCGGGTCGTGGTACATGTGCTACAACCAGCCGGACTTGCCCGCGGAAATGCAAGCCGTGAACCTGAACCGCGATTGGTCGCAACAGCCTTGCGCCTGCCGGCGCGGGGAATACGAGTTGTGGAAGATGATCCACAAATACCTGGAGATTTATCCGTTCGCCGTCCGCGCAGAGGCGGACTTTGCCCGGAACCCCGAATTGTGGGACATAGCGTGCATGGGCTACACCTATACGCGCAATTACGGGATGAACCTCGAAGTGACTATCGAATGCGACTACACCGACTTCATCGTCGAGCAGCGCATGAACTTCGCGGAGGTCGTAGCCAAGCAGGTTGCGGTGAACGCACTGCGCACGATGGCCTACAATCCCAATGTGAGGATCAACCGCAACCAGTCGAACATCACGCGGACGGACATCCTGTTCGAACTGGAGGGCAACACCGCCGGCCGGCCTTCGGGCTTGGTCGCCGATTTGACCCGGGCATACAAGTCCCTGCAACTCGATACGGCCGGGATGTCGCGCATCTGCCTGCCTTGCCACAATGGCGGCGTGCGTTACGGCTCGGTCGCTGGAATGTGACGAAAAGAGCAATTTAATCCTCGAAAGTAGGTGTTTCTCCCCGGGAAAATGCAAACCTTTAGAACAATGAGCCCGATCCAGTCCATGATAAATGCCCTTCGTGATTTCAGGCAGCGCAAGGATTTTTACATGCTCGAATGCGTGCGTGAGAACGAGGCGGTCGTAATCGACGCCAATGCCGAGGAGCAGTTGTTCGAAAGGGGTGAAAACCGCCTTGGCGTGTCGATCGCGGACTATCAGCCCTATTCTCCGGTCACCGTCGAGGAGAAGCGGCTCCGCGGCCAGCCCTACAACCGGGTAACTCTGCGCGATACGGGCGATTTCGAAAGTAGTTTTTATATCCGTTATATGGACGATGGGTTCGAGATCACGGCCTCCGACTGGAAAACCGACGACCTGGTGCGTAAATACGGAAGGGAGATATTCGGCCTGAACCGCGAGAACCTCGACGATTTGGTGCGGTCATATATCCTGCCGTTCCTGCGTGAAAAACTTGTGGAAACGATAAACAATAGAAAATGAACGAAAATCCGGTTTTGCTCGACAAAGTGCTCGGGCAGTTGCAGACGGCTTTGGAAGCGAATGTTTCCTGGCTTACGCACGCTTACGGCAAGACGCAGCGCATCGTCAAGCGTATACAGGGCCGCGACTACTATATGCCAGCCATCTATACCGGCGATACGGAGTACCTGTCGATGCTGCCCGACGCGCGGCTGGGAAACTTCAGCTTCTTCGACATCCCGGATGCCTACCGGTTCCCGGAGTACAACCGCTTCGCGCCGAACAAATTCTTCACACCGTTCCGGCTGGTTGTGTGGTTCGACGAGCGGACGATCTGGGGGCCGGGCATGAGCAACCGCGAGCAACTGAAGATGGACGTACTGGCCGTGCTCGGGCAGGTGACCCTTTCCGACGGCGGGCTGTGGGTCGAGAAGGTTTATGAACGCCACGAGAACATATACCGCGGCTACTCTCTCTCCGAGGTGGACACGCAATACCTGATGGTGCCTTACGGGGGCTTTGCCGTCGAAGGCGAACTGGAACTGTCTGAAGAGTGTGTTAGACTTAACCAATATAAATTATGATAACCGACATTGTAATGGTAGCGCTCGGCGCTGCATTCGTAGTTATTTTTATCGATAGGATCGGATGGCGCGAGGAGTTTATTGCCAAATCCCCCAAACTGATTTCCGAAATGTTTTCGTGCGACTTCTGCCTGTCGTGGTGGATATGCGTCCTGCTGGTTATTGGCACGGCGCTATGGAGGTGGGACGCCTCGATACTTATCGTACCGTTTTTCTCAACCCCGATAACCCGCGCGCTGCTATGAGAACGGAACAATTCCGCGGGCATACCGTGAAAATTTACGAGGACGTGGATGAAATGCCGATCAGGCGTTTCCAGAGGTTCAACAAATGCCTTCTGTACGATATGGGTATCGGGTCGGATTTCTCAGACGTGGATGTTCATATGGCGCGGATCGCGTCGTATATCCCCAAAGACCCCGCAAAGGCTTTGCAGGAGCTGGAGAACATGCGAAACAACCTCTACTATATCGTGCAGGGCGTGTCGCCCCGTCATATGGCCTTTGCGGCGCTGGTGGCGGAGGTCGACGGTCGGCCGCGCGACGACCTGAGCGACGAGGGGCTGAACGAAACGCTGGCCCTGCTGGACGATGTGAAACATACCGTGATCTCCCGGCTCGCCGAGGCGATCAAAAAAAAAATCAGCGAAGACCTTTCTGTTTATTTCCCGGCTACGTTTAACGACGTACATGAAAAAGATGCGACCGAAAGGATCATTCGGCGCACGCGGCTGGTTCTTTCGGAAATAACTACTGAACAGGACGCTTCGGAGGACATCGGCCGCATCGACGATTTCATCCTGATGCAGAATCCCCCGCAGGCATTCTCGACAGTCAAAGGCGCCGATGTGCTGTTCGACAAGAACTACACCGACATCATGCTTCTCGTTTCGAAGTCCATGAAGATGGATGCCCGGGACATGACGGTACTGGAGTTTTACCAAGCCCTCGCATATATGAAAAACGAGGCCAAGAAATTACGAAGACGAGTAAACTGACATTATCATGGCTGAGGTGAACAACCCGATAAAAACCAGCGACCTGCTCCAAGACGACGGCGCGATCGACAAGCTGATCGCCGACCTGGAAAAACTGCGCGACAAGTATGTCAAGTCAATCGACGAGATACAGAAAAAGGCGAACACCCTGGATCAGAGCTTGCGTAAGCTGAGCGGCACGACCGACGAGCAGAAGCGCGCCGCGCAGGATGCCGCCGTCGAGGCCGACCGGCTGTCGCGTGCCTATAAGGAGATGAAGAAGGAGGCTGCCGCGCTTGAAAGCGAAATCATTGCGCTTCGCAGACAGAAGTCGGAATTGACTTCGGCTACTCAGTCGGAGGCGAAGGCGACGCAGGCAGAGGCCAAGAGTATCAAGGAACTCAGCGATTTGGTCGAAAGCGTTGCTGGTGCCCGTGGTGATTTGCTCGAACAGATGGTGCGAGAGCAAGCTGTTTTGACGCACATCAAGAAAGAGCGCAAGGACTTGACTAAAGCTGAAAAAGAGGGGCGTATCAGTTCGGAAGATGCCATTGCAAAACGGGCACAGTTGCTCAATACTGAAACACAGTATAAAATATCGCTTCAGCAAACCCGATCTCAACTTAATGCCAACACTAAGCAATTATTAGCGGCGAATGGGTCTTACGATGAGGGGGCACAGCTCCTTGAGCGTTTGCGTATGACTTACCGGCGTTTGGGGGAAGATGTGCAAAAATCGCCGTTGGGAGTTGAAATGCTCCGTAATATAGAGTTGCTGGACGCCAAAGTAAAAAAGGCTGACGCTTCGATGGGGAATTTCCAGCGGAATGTCGGTAATTACGCCAGCGGATTCAGCCCGTTGCAATTTCAGGTACAGCAGGTAGCCCGCGAATTGCCTTCACTTACTATGTCGCTTCGGCAGTTTTTCTTAGCGATTTCCAACAACATACCGATGCTTATCGACGAGATGCAACGGGCGCGGATTGCGAATGAAGCTTTATTGGCTTCTGGACAAAAGGGTGTGCCGGTATGGAAACAGTTGCTCAGGTCGATTGTATCGTGGCAAACGCTCTTGGTCGTGGGAATTACGCTCGTGACCGCATACGGCAAGGAGATCGGGAACTTCGTCAAAGAACTATTTTCTGGGAAACAAGCGCTTGATTCCGCCGCAAAATCGCAGGAAATCTTCAACAAGGCAATGGCTGACGGAACGCGGGATGCGCAAAAGGATATTGTGCGTCTCGATGGACTGTATAACGCCGTTACGAATGTTTCTCTCAGTATGGATAAACGTCGGATAGCCTTGAAGAAGTTGAAGGACGAATATCCAGATTACCTGAAAGGGATGTCGGATGAACAAATATTAGCCGGGAAAGCCGTAGATACGTATGAAAAATTGCGAGTGAAGCTATTGGAGTTAGCACAAGCTCGTGCTGCTGAAAAGATGATTGAGCAGAATCAATCTTACCTGTTGACGCTTGAACAGACAGGAAATGCCCTGACAAAATATTCGAAGGCGTTAACAGCATATGGAGAAGCTGGGCCTATTAAAACGAATACAGAGGTTGTAAACGGGCGTGTTATTTCAGTGACAAATCCGTTAAAACAAGAATTAGATAAAACTGCAAAAACGTTAAAAGAATCTCTTGAAAAACTTGATGCCGGTGATTTATGGGAACGTATTGAAACGGATTACAGTGGGGATGTCAATGAATTTATAAAGACTATCGAGGCAAGCAACAAGAAATTAGCGGAAGCTGCGCAGTCGCTATACACTACTATTGAACCCGGAATAACAGACGGCGGAACGAATGGCAACGGAGGGAAGGAAACATCTGGCATGACCCCGGAGCAAAAAGCGAATGCCCTTTCTCTGAAACTACAAAAGGAGTACGAACAGTCGCGTATCGACCAGATGCAGGAATCCGCTGCGAAACGCCGGGCGAAAATCGAGAATGATGCCGAGTGGGAGATCAATGAACTGACCCAGAAATACGCCAAAATGGAAGGCATCGACAAAGAGGGTTCGGAGGTGTTCGAGCAGTATTGGAACCAAATCGAGAATATCGAGCGCAAAAAGACTGAAGATTTGGTGCAACTCGATCTCGATTATGCCCTCGAAACGCGCCGACTGACCCAGGAAACCCTGCAAAACCGGCTTGCGGCAGTACAGGAGGGGAGTGCCGAGTATATCAGAATCCAACGTGAAATGCTCGAAAATGCCCGTCAAATCGAATTACTGGAGAATAAAGCCCGGCCTAAAGAGCAGCGACAGGACGAAAGTGTGATAAACGCGAAATACCGCCTCCAAAGTGGGAGGCAGGGATTGCAGGCCGGTATATCCGGCATAGACACGGAGTTTGCGGTTCGTAACAGCGAAATCGAAGCGCTGAAGGCCACCGAACGCGAAAAGACCGTGTTACGGTTGCAGGCGGAAAAGGAGCGCTGGGAAAAGGTGCTCGCCATGATGCGGCAATATAGCGGTGTTGTGTCGGACGCAGATGTCGCCATTGTCAAAAACGCCATTGCGGAAACAAATAACGAACTCGAAAAGGCGAAAAGGCCGCGTGATTTCTGGGATGTAGTGGGCATCAATCTCGATGACGAGAAGAAACAGGCGATTTCCGAAAGCGTTTCTTTCGCGCTGGAGCAGATGACCGCTATTCTCGACGCAGAAATCGAAATGGCGCAACAGGCCGTAGATGCGGCCAACGAGCGTGTCTCGGCGGCGCAATCGGCTCTCGACGCGGAAATGCAGGCCAAGGCCAACGGCCTCGCATACAGCCAGACCGAAGCGGAAAAACGCCTTGCGATGGAGAAGCAGAACCAGGCCAAAGCCATCGCCGAGCAGAAAAAGGCGCAGAAACAGAAGGCTCAGATCGAAACTTTGCAGCAGATTTCGAGCCTGGTGACGGCTTCCGCGGCGATTTGGGGCGCGCTGGTACTGCCGTGGCTGGCGATCCCGGCCATTGCGATCATGTGGGCGACATTCGGAGCTGCCAAGATCAAGGCTTCGCAACTCGCAAAGTCCTCGAACGGGACGGAGCAGTACGGCGACGGTACCTACGAGTTTATCGACGGCGGAAGCCATCAGAGCGGCAACGACGTGCCGCTGGGCATCAACCCCAAGACCGGCAAGGAGCGCCGTGTCGAGGGCGGGGAAATGTTCGCCGTGGTGAACAAGGCCGGCGTACGTAAATACCGCTCCGAACTGCCTATGATCATCAACTCGCTCAACCGCGGGGAATTCGACCGGACGTACATCCGGGCTGCATTTGCTGCCCAACCGACCCCGGTTGTGGTGAATGCGATGGGGGATAATAGGAAAATGGCCGATGACATTGCCGCAATACGCAGATTGTCCGAACGCCAGGTATACACCGATGCGAAAGGCCGTACTGTCATACGATATAAGAACCTTATAAGAAAAATCAACTGATAATGAATCCGAGTTACCGATTTTACATCAACGACCGCTTGTGCTACCCCTACTATAAGGACGACTTGTCGGTCGACACGGAACGCGAATCGTCCCGGTGGTTCTTTCGCTCGAAGTTGAGCGGCAAGTTGAATTTCATCCGCGGCGACTACGATTACATCGATGCACAGCCGATCTCGACGACGTTTATCCTGCGTATTGAGCGCCAAAGCACGACTGGATGGACGGAAATATACCACGGCCGTTTTTTCAAGACGGATTGCGAATTCGACCGCGACAACCGCAAGGTTACGGCGACGGTGGATTCGTCGGACAACTATACCGACATCCTGAAAAACTACGATTCCGAAGAGAACCTTATCCCGCTGGGGCCGGAGAGCATCAGTACCAAAACCTTCATCCGGCCGCTGCTGGAGGTGTACCTTGTGCAGAACGGGGTCGGATCGGATGAGATTTCCGTTTTCCAGGGAAACCATGTGTGGGAAAAGGAGACGAGCGACAGTCCGTCGGATGAAAAAACGCTCACCGATACCTATCACTTTGCCCCTGGGCGGACGGTTGGTATTGCAAGTTTGGGATATGGTGGAGGCTATTGGTCTTTCCCGGAGATAGACAACTATTCAGGCACTTATCATCTGACCCGCGGCAGTGCCGAGGATAAAGACCGGTTTTTTGTCAATTCTCGGACGCTATTCTGTCTCAAAGAAGGGGCTGGCTTATTGGTTCCGAGATTGGAGCTATATGCATATAACCCGAGCATAGATAGCGAGGTCGGTGATCCTATTGCCTCGGGGTTTATTTATTCAGACACAATACGTATGCACAGGATTGATAGCACAACTGATCTTCTGACAGGAAATGCTCAAACCTCAAAAATATACCAACGGGTTATCAATGCCGTATCGGGAAAAAGTCGGAGCGATGCTGATATTACGGACACTGCGCTGAAAGTATATCCTTTGGCATACGATGACAAAACAAATTACGAAGTTTATGTTTCGAATGAGAGTACTCCCGAGCCGACCGAATGGGGCCGCACCGAGAGGGGTGACTATTTCATGCGCCCGAATGGGCTCGGCGACGAGTTTTTCCCTGTTTTCCAGTCGCGCTGGTCTACATTGTCCTATTGGATGAAACTGACGCTTACGGAAACCGAGGTCGCTTTGGAGAATACCCCGCCCAACCTGAAAGCGTGGACGATCAACGACTGTTACGACGTGGGCAATGTCATTAAAGTGCTGCTGAATAAATTTGCCCCGGAGATCAAGCACGAACCGCTGCCCGAGTATAGCGAGTTTCTATACTTTTCAGGCACTCCCGAGCATCAGGACGATATTTACAAGCCGTTCCCGACGCTTCCTACGGGCGTGCCGAATTTCCGGTTGCTTGTCGCCCCGAAAAGCAACCTGTTGTCGGTGAACTACGATAAACCGGCTCAAATTGCCAAGACCAGCCTGCAAAGCGTATTCAATATGCTGCGTGACGTCTATCAGCTTTATTGGTTCATCGACGATGATAAACGCCTGCGTATCGAGCATCTGCAATGGTTCCTCAATGGCGAAAGATACAAGGGCGCCGGCTCCGTATCGGTCGACCTGACGCAGATATACAACCCGCGGGTGCGCTTGCCCTGGAGCTTCGGCACGGCCAAGTGGAATTATGACAAGGGCGATCTTCCCGACCGCTATGAATTCGAGTGGCCGGAGGACGCGGGGGTGGTGTTCAACGGCTATCCTATCGAAGTCAAGGCGCCGTTCGTCACTGACGGCAAGAAGGAGCAGGTTACGGTGGGATCGTTTATGGCCGACCTCGACACCATGCTGTATAACTCCGGTAGTGTGTCGTCCGAGGGCTTCGTACTGCTGGCGGCCAACGACAAATTCTACAACTATTTCGAGCAGACAGGCGGTTGGATGAAGAACGACGGGGCGGTCGAGGCCGGAACCGGCAGATTCCACCGCACCTACGATGTCGCGGGGCAGGGGATTGCCGGCCAGACGGTGAAGATACGCTGTTGGGGGAACCGGACTTATCCGGGCTGCGTGTGTCTCGATGCCGACCGGAATGTTTTGCAGTGCCTCCTGAACACCGGCGAGGATATGACCTTCATGCAGCACAAACAGGTGTTGATCCCGGGCGACACGAAATACCTCGTCCTGAATTATGCCACCGGCCAGGGCATGACGGGGCCGATTGCCACGGCGCGCCTGTCGAGTATATTCCGGACGCAGTACGATCCGATGCACTGTGTGTGGAACGGGAGCAACTGGGTGCCGGATCATTTCTATTATCAGGGACGTGTCGCCAATGTACAGAACTTTTGGGCTTCGTTCCTATACATCGTTCCGAAATTCTACGTCTACAACCTGCCGTCGGACGATTGCGTCATCAACAATGGGGAGGAAACCTTCGGGCCCGCAGCGCCCATTGCTGTACGGTCGATCTCGAAAGCCCTTAAACAGAGCGTTAGCGTTCCGCCTCCGTTTGCTGCGGGGATCAACCCCTACCAGTTGATAAAGACCACGTTGGGCAACGGCATGGTAGAGAAAATATCGCTGAACCTGTCGAGTGACAAGGCCGATGTACAATTGAAATACGAACTGCAATGACCCCTAACAACAACTTTTTCCCGCTTCCCTGGTATAAATCCGTGAAATACCAGGATTTCCGCAAGTCCTATGCGTACGGCAACGTGTTCCAGCTTATCGCCCCCGACCGTTCGCTGCTTCCGTTCCAGATACGCCGCGCGCACCGTCCGGAGGCGACGTTCACCGTGCGTATCCTGTATGACGACGGGACACAGTACCGCAACGTATCGGCCGATGTCGCTGCCGACCTGCATGTGGTGACCGGGGAGGATTTCGATGTGATCCAATACTGCAACGACGGGGACATCGGCTTCTTCCAGCGGCTCGCGCCGGGGCGGTATTACGCGGAGTTGTCCGATGGGGTGGAGACCTGGTTCTCCGAGGTTTTCAGTGTGGTGGATGACCTGTCACGGTATATCAAACTGGAATATTGGTCGGCGGACAATCAGGAATATAACGGTGGCGAGATCGACTATTCGAACGGTTACCGGAACGTGCTGTATATCTGTTCCGAACTCGGCAAGCCGGATTATGAGTTCGAAGAGGAAGCCGAGGCGCGGGACGGATACCCGTATATCGAGAAGCAGGTCGGGAAGAAGATTTTCCGCTTCGAATGCAAAGCCCCGGAATACCTTGTCGACGCACTGCGTGTCGTGTGGCTGTCGGATTACGTTCGCATGACCGCCAACGGACAACTGTATGAAGTCATGCACTTCCTACCCGACCCGAACTGGCAGGAGGACGGCCATTACGCGATGGTGGAATGTGAAGTTGAGGCCGATACGATCCTAAAAAAGATCGGCGTAGGTCATGCGAATCCGATGGGACTGCCTATCGTGTTTCGGATCAAGGCCGTTGACGCCGTAACCGGTGCGTCGATCCCCGGCATCACCCTGGCCGCCAGCTTCGAAGACAGCATGCTGATGGAATACTATACCGACGCCAGCGGTAATGTGGTATGGAACTATGAGCAGGCTGAAACGGTATGGAATACGCGCTTCGCCGGGCATCAGATGCGTATTTACAAGAAAATGACCGATCCGGCGATGCTCGTGGATTCCCAAGGGCGTACTTTGATGGATTCACAGGGGCGTATCTTGCTCGTCGGAGCCCAGGACGAGGATTATTTCGACGGGGAAGTCTTCATCGATCTGGCGCGTTATGCTCCCTCCGTTCAGGACGGCTACGACCTCACGCTTCGCCTGATCCGCGAGTCAGATTTCGTGCTGTCGCCCACGTCCGTCCACTTGCCCGTCATCGGGGGCTCGCGCAGTGTTGGGGTACAACCGGGCCTGTTCCCGGTCAAACAATACGCGGGCCCGGACTGGCTTCTCGCAACCTTTTCGGGCAAAACGGGCATCGCGCTTTCTGCCGCCGCGACGCAGTACGAGCGTGACGGCGTCGCCGAGTTCGGGCCGGATGCCTGCGGTTGCCTTGGTCGTCGCACGGTCGCCGTGCACCAGGAGGGTACGGCGCTTGCCTCGCGCAAGGTTCGCGTCCGCCTGTCGATCCTGAATCCTTCGGGCAGCCCTGTCACGGCTGCCGAAACGGAGATTTACTGGACGCGGCCCGACGGCAGCACGGGGCGGAACAGCTACCGGGGCTTCGACGTCGTGGATTCGCTTATCGACGCGGCCACGGTGCTCTCGTTCCCGCTTCGTGTCACGGTCTCGGAGCCGGGTTTCAAGGAGTACGACCAAAGCGTCGACATCCCCGCGGGCGAGGAGGATTATTCGTACGAAGGAGAGGTGCGCCTGAGCAATGCGGGGCGTTCCCTGCGCCTCGACTTCTCGGTCACCGACCAGGGCGGGCGGCTTCTCTCCGATGCCGAGGCCGTCGTGTTGTATACGCGGTCGGACGGCGAAGAGACCTACTACTCCACCAAGAACGGACGTATTCAGACCACGCTTGCGGACGTCACGACGGCTGCGTTCACGCTGGGCGTCGCTGCGGTGTGCGAGGGCTATGAACCCTATGAGCACACGGTCTCCGTCCCCGAAGGCGATGCTGCGTATTCCTATACGGACGACGCCGTGCTGGAAGCCGCTGCCCCCGGGAGCCGCACGGTGTACCTCGACCTTACGATCACGGACGCGCAGGGCGCCCCGGTCGCTGCGCAGTCCGTGGAGGCGGAGTACACCAAGCCCGACGGCACTCGGGCGACCTACGCCGGGTCGGGCTCGAAGGTCACCGCCACGCTTACGGACGTCACGACCGGCCGCTTCGCCATGTCGCTCAGGGTGGAGGCCGAGGGCTACGAGCCGTGGAGCGAATCCGTCACCCTCGCCGCGGGTGCCGGGAGCGCCCGGGTCACCAAGACCGCCACGCTGAATAGCGCCGTGCCGCGCCGCCCGTTGAAACTCCGCCTCACGGTGACGGACGACCAGGGCGCGCCGCTTGCGGCCGACGAGGTTACGGCCTCGTATATCCTTCCGTCGGGCGCGAGCAAGCTGGAACGCTGGGCCGACACGGACGCTGTCGACGTCACGCTGGAAGCCTCCACGGAATATATGACCCTGGGTCTCGCCGCGACCAAGGCCGGGTATACGAGTGGCAAGAAGCAGGTGGACATCCCCGCCGGCACTGAGGAGTACTCCGTGACGGAGACGTTGACCTTGACCCCTTCGGAACCTGCGCCGGGGCGGAACCTGCACGTCGTGCTGTCGATCGAGGACGTGGACGGCAGCCCCCTCGCGGCCGATAAGGTCACCGTCACCACGGAGGACGCCGCGGGCCAAACCGTGACGCGCGAATATACGAATACCTCGGCGGTGGACGATACCATCGCCGACATCCCCACGAGCGGATCGAGCGTCACGGTCACGGCCTCGAAGTCCGGCTACAACGATGGCTGGATTCAGGGGTCTATCCCTTCGGGCAGCTCGGACTACACCTACACCGGGGTCGTTCCCCTGCGCTCGTCGCGTACGGTGGGTGCCGACATCCTCGTGCGGGATGCGAAGGGTTCGCCCGTCGTCGCCGACGAGATCGCCTGCACGTACCTGCAAAGCTCGGGCAATACCAATACGATCCGCACCACGAACAGCAGCCACCTCGACTACGGGGGCTATTCGGACTGCTCGGTGAATGCCTTTACGTCGCGCATCACCGTCACGGCCGCGGACTACGCCGATGCGGTGGAGGAGGTGCCCGTGGAAGCCGGTGCGGATCCCGTTACGATCCGCAAGACTGTCACGCTCTCCCCGGGCTCGCGTTCCCTGCACCTGGACTTCGCGGTCAGGAACGAGCAGGGCGCGGCGGTGGAGGATGCGGTCGTGATAATCCAGTATATGAAGCCTGACGGGAGCGACGAAAACCTGCAATTCACGGGCGGCGTGCATGAGACTTTCGACAATGCGACCATGCAGGGCTTTACGCTCCTGATTATGGCGCATGCCGAGGGCTCGCGCATGCATATGCAGGAGATCGCCGTCCCGGCGGGTAAGGAGGCGTACACCTACGACACGGATGTGGTGCTCTACTACGACTACTCGCCGGGCATTACGCTCGATCCGCCATCCCCGTGGACATCCACTGCACACCTGGGTACGCTCCGCAATACGGGCAACGTCGACCTGGAGCTGCTTTCGGCGCCGGAATGGTGCACTTTCTCCGGGGACGTCCCGGGTACGGTGGCGGTGGGCGAGGGACGTGCCTTTGCCGTCTCGAAGAACGAGACGGGCGGCCGGCGCACGGGGACGATCTCGATGCGGTACCGCAACGTCGAATCGAGTGAGGACGTGACCTACGATGTCGAGGTCTCGCAGGAACCCTGATCGCCGATGTTCCACAAACTAAGCGGTAAATTTACACAGTGCAACCCTAAAACCGAACACAGAGAAATGGCAACTTACCAATTACAAACCACCGGGGAGCAGACCGACGAAGCCCTGCGGCGGGCTCTTCGGCCGCAGAACGCGATGCAGGGGGACAAGACCGCCTCCGGCGCCTATGTGCTTACTAACGCCGAGGGCAAGGCGTTCGACCCGCAGACCTCGGCGTCGGCCGTGCTGATGGGAGACGGCACGACGCTGGATGCGGAGCTGGGCTACAAAGACCACGTAGCCTACATCCTCAAGGACTTTACGAAGAGCTATTATAATAATACGGGCTCGGACATCACGGATCGGAGCATGGTCGTTACGCCTACGCAGTCAGGCGTGACGTCGAACTTCTCCCTGACCAGCCGCATCCCGGTCGCAGCTTCGGACTTTATTTTCGTGCGCATGAAGCTGCGCGTGGACAAAGAGTGCTCTTTGCGGATCATTACCTATTCGGACAATCTCGACCAGCGGGGCCGCTGGTTCGTCCTCAAGGCAGACCGCACCTACGAAATCTACTACCGCGGCAAGGCGGCGTCGGTAGCGGGACGGCTGAATGTGGGCACCAGCATATCCGCAGCCACCAATATCGGCCAGAAGGTCACCATCGAGGATTTGATCGTCACGCTCAACAACTATGACGCATGGTGCGACGCCGAGAGCCGCGCCACGCTGAAAAACTTCGACACGGACTCCTTCACCGTGGACGAGGGCGGGACGGGGCATTTCTTCTCGGTCGCGCAGGCGTGCGACTTCGCAAGGGACGCCTTCGATGTCGTGAACAACGCGGTCACGGTATTTATCCGCAACGGCCTTTACGATCACGAGGCTCCGAAGAATGTGGCGATGGGTTACCCGTATGCGATCATCAACAAGGGGGCGAACCGCATATCGCTTATCGGCGAGAGCCGCGACGGCGTCATCGTCTCGTATGAGAACAACTCCGTGAACCGCGCCAAGATCATCGAGGCGGGCGGCGAATGCACCGTCGCCAACATGACCGTCAACTGCCTGAACGACGAGAGTTATACGGACGCCAGCGCCGGCGGCCACCAAGCCTGCTACTGCGTACATGTCGATTCGGTCTTTGCCGCATCTGAGCGATATTTCACGACGGTACGGAACTGCAAACTCTTCAGTACGTGCCATTCACCCGTCGGCGCGGGCCTTGCCGACAACCAGACCATTCGGTTAGACGGCTGCGAGTGCGTCAGCGACACGCACGTAGGCACTTCGACGGGCGCGGCCACCATCCACGCAAGCACCGATGCTGCGGCGAAAAATATGGCCGTCGAGATCATCGGCTGCCGCCTGCTGTCGCTCGACGGAACCAAATCGCTCTACATGCCCGACGTGGAGGGCGGCGCTCCCTTCACACAGGTCGACGTCACGCTGCTGGGCAACACCTACTACACGACGGGGCCGGAGATCACCGATGCCGACTTCTTGTCCAGGCACAAGCTCACGCCGTGGTCGGATGCTTCGTTCAGCGAAATTTCGGTTATCGCGCACTCGGACTGCACGCTCGAAGCGCGCGTGACGCACCTCGAAGGGCTACTCGTGGGAGTGCTCTCGGGCAAAGTGCTGATCCCGGAATTGCAGGTGAAGAAGCTGGGCGTCTGGGGCGACAACAACCTGGTCGTCACGGGCGAGGGCGCGCCGGCGAAAGCCCCCGACCGCGCGGGACAGTTCTATGTCGATACGAAGAACAACGCGGTCTACCACTCCGTGGGCAACGGCGCGGTGTCGGACTGGAAGAACGCTTAAACTACATACAACATGTCACAAGTCAATAAATACGCCGACAAGGCGGGTTACACGGCTGACAAGAACCGCAAGGGCACGCAGTCGGCAGTATCATACATCGAGGACGACGGGGCGCTCATCTACGACGGCGTGAACGTCGTGGTGGACAAGCCGGCTGCCGGGGTTGGTGACCTCGCGGTCTTCGACAAGACCACGGGAACTATCCGCTTCGTCAAGGGTGCGACGCTTGTTGCAGAGCAGTTGCCGCCGCAGCTTGTCCCCGTGGCCGTGGTCTACGCCCGGCAGGGCGGGCGGGTGCTGATCGTGTCGCTCCGCAACGCGGCATCCGAAGTTAGATGGGCATATAGCTATGAGGTGGCATTGTCGGGCTTCAACCTCGCCGCGGGCGGTGAATTCACGCTGAACATCTATACCAGCGAATTCTCGTTTACG